CGGTGAAGGCGCGGGCGGCGGAGGAAGCGGAGGAAGCGGAGCAGCACCCTCCTCAACCTGTCGCACGGGAGGCGTTAGTCCGTACCTCTCTTCCATAGCCCTATTGGCGCGCTCTTGAAGAGTTTCCCCCGGACGAAATCCAAAAGGAATCCTGATGACATCAAGAGGATTTGCTATGCGAGAGCCAGCGGTAGGATCAAAAGAGGTATTTGGGTCAACAAGATTATAAGGCTCGGATTCATTTGCAGGAGTATTTTGAGGCGCAGCGGGCGGAACAGTCGGAAGATTAGATGTCCGATGCCTTATATCGGACTGCTGCAAATCAGGACGAGCCGGAAATTGAGGCTGCGAGCGAGCAGCGGCATCGCTTGCAGCCCTTGCAGCGGCTCGCTCTGCTGCCTGTCTACGAGTGTTTTCATCAATAGTCGCGGCGCGCTGTTCGGGCGTCATATCGCCGGATGGAACGGCTCCAGCTTCTTGATAGTGAAGACGACCTGCGACGCCACCAGAAGCCATGCCCGGAATTGGCATGGGATAGGACGAAGACGATGGAGTCTGTGATCCAGACCCAAAGTCAGGAAGAAATTCCATGATACGATTGGGATTAGCAACAATCCCGCTTCCCGGCCTGTACTCCCCTCCAACCCCGACAAGCCCCGGCCTTGCAGGCTGCGCGGGAGTGCTTCCAGAGGCGGGGGTAGCAGCCTTGCCCAGTAGAGCGGTCTTGCCGGTGCTATAGGCTCCAGACGCCATCTTGTATGCGTCTTCTCCGCGCTTGGCGGACTCCTGAAGCTCTTGAAGACCTGTCTTGACGGGTTCAGGTGCGCGAGCAGGACGCAGCATCTCCATCGACTTGATGGGATCACGCGCCTGTCCAGCCGGGATGTTCAGGCCCGCAGGACGACCCATCTGGCCGTACATGCCCTGCTGCATGGCAATGATGCGGTCGAAGTCCATGCCGCCGCCATCAGCCATGTGGGGGACAAGCCCGCCAGAGGCGAAGCCACCACCCGCATGGATCGACGCAGCCATCCGGCCCATCTGCATCAGGTCTCGGACAGTCGGGTCTTGAACCGGACCTGTCGCTCCGCCAGCAGGCTTGAGCGACTGAGGAGTCATCGGCTTGCTGATGTCCTCCGGAACGTACTCCTCGGATGCCTCAGAGTAAGGAAGACCACCGGCAGCATACCCAACGACGCCACCGGCAGCGTACTGCGGAACACCAGCCGGGATGTCAGCCGCATAGTTCAGGGGACGGATCGTGATCGTCGTCGGCGCAAGCGGGCGCGACGGCACGTTGATCTCGCGCATGGTCGTGCTGTACGGACCCTTGCGCGGATCGGGATTCCCGTACAGGCCGGAATGACCGTAAGGAACCATCTCGCGATGCATGGTCAGGAGACGCTTAAGCTCCGCGATCTGACCACCGCGCGCGTACCCTTCGCCAGCCATGCTGGGAGTAACCGCTCCACCCTCCGATGAGGGCATCAGGCCGCCGCCATAAGCCTTCTTGTGCCGAGCCGCATCGTCCGTGGCAGCACGGTAGTCCACCGTCTTGTACCCGCCAGCAACGCCCACAGCGTCGGGATGATGCTTCTCAACCTCATCCGCCATGAGGCCGATATGCGTCCTGCCATCCGCCATCGTGTAGCGGTAGAGCTTCTGTCCGTCCTTGAGCTTGCCGATCTCCTCCACGTTCGCCTTGAGGCGACGATCTGAGAAGAAGCTTGACGGCTGCGTTGTCGTCGTCGTGGAGCCGGATAGCGCACCAGTACCCATCGCGATGTTGGCGAGGAACTGAGCGACTTGGAACGGGTAGCCCTGCTCCTGAAGGAACTGATTGTAGCGAGCGGTAAGATCCGCCTGCTGGGTCTGCTGCTCGGCTGTACCGGCGGCAAGCTGGGCCTGCGCGCCCTGTAGAGCCGCCTGCTGCGCTCCCGCGCCAAGACCAGCGATCTGCTGACCTGCCTGCATCCGGCGAGCCAGATCCGCCGCCACGACACCCTGCTGCCCGGCAGCCGTCTGAACAGCCTGCCCGTAGCCCTGAGCGTAGATGGGGGCCATGGCCTGCGCTGTTCCTAGCTGCTGCTGGCGCGCAAGATTTGCCGCCACAAGGCCTGCACGATCACCACCAAAGGCACCCGCCCTGATGGCGTTCGCTGTCTGCCCCATCATCTCTTCCTGCTGCTGCTGACGCAGAGCCTGATAGGTCGGACGCGCGACGGACTCAATGTAGGGGTTCTCGTAGTAGGCAATCTGCCCCTGTGTCAGGGGACCGACATCCTGCGCTCCGGCCATAGTCAGGCCAGTTCCAGCCCCAAAGAAGGGCTGCGCCAGATTGGCCCCCGACGTAGTACCCTGAATACCAGCCTGCTGAGTGCCAGTCAGGGGCGCAACAAACTGTTCGGTGTACTGCTGGAATGGGCGCTGCGCGACCTGCTCTGCCCGAGTGTTTACAGCATTGTACCTCGCCAATACCTCCGGCGGGATCGAAACGCTCTGGGTAGATTGAGAGGTCTTGCCGCCCATATTAGTGTTCCTTTACCGCCCCGGTTGTAGCCCCGTAGAGGAAGAACGCTCCACTAGGCTTTCCAAACTGACGCTCGTACAGGCGAACCTTTGCCTCGGTACGGTCGTTAGACAATACACCAATGATCAGCGGAATGCCCAGCGCATCAGACACGGATTTGCTGAACTCGCAAAGCCGCCGAGCGCGCCCTCCCTTGGCATTTCGGTAGTCTGGGTGAATGAAGATTGCCTTCTCCTCCAGAACTTCCCTATCACTATACCACATATTCCCTACACGAAGCAAAACTGCTCCTTCAGGCTTTCCGTTAGCGCCAATGACGCCGACAACACCCCTGTCCTTGTTCAAGGCAGGCCAGATCTCCGCGAGAAGCTTGTGCGGATTCGGCTCCACAAAGCCGTTTTCGTCGCACGCAGCCAATGCAAGATCCATGATGTCGTGAACGTCATTAGGCGTACCAACCCTCACCTTGATTTCGTCAGCCATATCCTTCCCCCTTTTTAGTCCTTCTTCGGTCCCGGCAGGGACTTCAGAGTAGCGACAGTCTTTGCCCGCATTCTCTTGACAAAGCTATCCAAAACTTTATGCCCAGCATCCATGTCGCCATTTCCGATCCTGACCACGTCGTCAGGATGGATGACGTACTCCCCGCCAGCGGCAACAATAGGAACCGTCGAGGAGATCCCCGCATCCGCTCCCGGAGTCCCAAACTTGCGGGTCGAGAAGATGCTATTGGCGACCTTGAAGCCCGCCATCGTGTTCCCCTCGCCCATAGCTGAGATGATGTCGGCAGGGATCACATAGGCCCCGGACGGCACATGCATGGGGAGGTGGTCCGTCCTGCCAGCCACCGCGCTGTGGATCGGCCCCGTGTGGACCCTTTCGGTCGCGGGTTGGGCAGGAGCCATGAGCGGACCGCCCTCCGCGCGAGCCTTGCGGGCCGTGCTGAGAGCGATGGCGATTGCCTGCTTCTGGGGACGCCCGGACGAGACAAGCTCGCTGATGTTGCGGCTGATGGTCTTCTGCGACTTTCCCTTGGCGAGGGGCATGATCATGTTCCCGCAAAGTAGGTCACGTTGATCGATTGTCCCGTGCCGGGAGAGATCACCAGACCCGTGTTGAAGACCTGACCAAGGGGATAAATCCCAGCGGTCGTCGGAGTAGAGAATAGCTTGTTGCCAGCAGCCGTCGTGGTCGTGCTGGACGCATTGTAGATCGATCCAGCGGCGCTACCCGCAACCACGACGCAGACATTGACCAGATACCCTCGGCCAGCGATGACAAGCGTGTTGCCGGTGACCGTAGCAGATGTCGCGTTTCCCTGCGCTCGCAGGATCGTCTGAGCCGTGTTGCTGAGAGCGACAACAGCGTTCTTCTGGGTAGTCAGGATGTCTGCAAGGCTAGCCATCAGAACTTACCATCCTGCTGGAATCGATACCTGATATTACCAAGACGCCAGAATGTTCCGATGTCTTCACTTTCAATCTTGATGGAAACCAGTCTTCCCCGAAAGCGAGGAGTGATGAACTTCACAGACTGAGTAAGCGTATATGGACCGTAAGCAAGAGGAGTCTCGCCGGGATAATCAGTAACGTAGAATGTCAATTTGATATTTGCGTCCTGAACTCCACCATAATATCCCCACTTCATGTCGGGCCAGATCTGATCAATGAACATCTTCACGTCGGCTTCCGTCATGACGAAATAGCCAGTCTGGAAGGACGAGACCATCGGAGAGCCATCATCATCAGTCGATGTCTCATGCTGATAGATGTACTGATTGGGAGCGGCTCCAATCGGAGGGCCAAGCACCGACTCGTTGATCCATGCGGTGCGTCCAAGCTCACCGTAATCCCACTCGTTCAGGATAACGTTGTACTTGACGTAGTGGCTTACCTCGCCGCCGTTGCTATTTGTCGGGTAATACCAAGTGATCTCACCAAAACGGCTGTTAGGGGCGATGCGGATCTTGTCGAGATTTGCTGTATCAAGATCCTGAAAAATTACATCCCAGACAGGGCAACGGATTGGCTCGACGCCCCCGCCAGAAAGACGAAAGAACTGGCTCTGGCCCATCCAATAAATGACACCGTTCATGGAGCCGGCAGCCTTACGACCGATCAATCCGCATCCGTTGCCAATCTCATTGAACTGATAGACATACGGAGGGCCAGCATACTGCATCGCCCAGACGCCAAGATCCGTCCAGATCAGTCCCTGCTGCGGACCTTGGATGCATTGAACGATGCGAGATCCCTTGGGAATGCGATATGAACCAGCCTGATTGGTAATCAGGGGAATCCAACTATCGTAGTTGTTTACATCGCACCAGCGAATGAGCAGCGGATCGATGATCCCAGTAAACGTAGATCCCCACGCAATAATCTGTCGCTGCGGCATTGCCACAAACATTCCTTCATTGACAGAAGGAGCGTTTGCAATCGCCAATGCAATTTCAGCCCCGCCAGCAGGCGACCAGTAGTAGATAGGACCACCATAGGGACACGCGATAAGTATCTCGCCCCAATTATCCAATGTCCAATCAACCGCATTGATCGGAGTGCCAAGGTCAGGGTCAGGAGCAGCACCGCTTCCGTAACCTCCAACACCGTACCCACCAACGCCATACCCAGTTCCAGACGCAAGGGGACCGACTCCGTTCAGATACACAAAATGTGCATCTCCAGCGTTTTGATCAGCAGTCGCGGTGGAGCTTGCCTGAGAACTTACAGCTATCGAGAAGATACTTGAGGAGGTAACGTCGATGACAATGTAATTTCCGTAGATTGTTATGCCACCGACAGAGGTTGCAACTAGGGCTGTAAACGTATCTCCAATAACATAACCATGATTTGCAAGAGTCACATCTATAGTATTTGATCCGCTGGTGGTGTCATACTGAGAAACTGCTCCTCCGTTTGCAACAGTAGATGTAGCCAGAGCAAGATCTCCAAGCTTATCTCTAGCTTCAATTGAATAACTCGTAGATCCAATTGGAGTCACTTGATACTGCCCGAAAAGCACAAGCCCTCCGACGCTAACCTGAGTCTGAATGTCAACAACATCATATCTGTCAACTGTAAAATTTGCGTCGATAATAGTTACCGTGCTGCTTCCAGATGAAGTTGAGAAGTCAACAGTAGCATCTGAAACTACTTTTTGAGGAGTGATGTCTGTTTCAACGCCGCTATTGATGACCTCAAGCGCCTGTCCACCACCGGCCGCGATCCCCTCCGCGCCAACGGCAAGGTACGAATTGCTGTTGATGTCCTCCCAAGCCCATAGGCAGCGCACGATGCTTCCAATCGTGTCTGGGAAAAACTTTGTCCATCCACCGAGCTTCTGCACAAGACCGCCAAGCGTCCGATCAGGGATGAACCTGATCAACTGGCTATTGCTGATAGCAGCCTCGTTGAGGGCGGGAGTCTTGTTCTGATCGACGCCCGGCAGGAGCTTGAAGGATGCGTGTGGCATCTCTCATCACCTTGTGGGAGTTGCCGTCGCGGACTGAGACTGAGACGACCACGCCGCCGCCTCAAACTTCTTGCGGTTCTCTTCCGCCATCGCACCCTTCAGAAGAGCCTGATATTGGCTCTCATAGGTGATAGCCATTTGAGGATCATCGTTGGCGCGGCCAAAGTTTCTCTGGTAGCCAGAGATGTAGATCATGCTTGCCATGATCATAATATCTGGCAGGTAGAGGCTGATAAAGGTTGTCGGATTGCCGGACGACAAGCTCGACGGTCGATAGGTGCCGACAATTTCAACCGTGTAGACTGCGTCAGGATACGGCCCAAGCAGGAATGTATAGTCATCGAACGGACAGAAGTACTTTGGAACCCCC